AGGAAGAAAAAGGGCACAAGTAAGAATAAAGAAAAAATCGTTTTTCGTGAGGCAACGATTGAGGTGACTCAACTAGATGCATATGGGTCTATTAGGTCTGTGCGCATCGTAGATGGTGGGTCTGGTTACAACCAAAGCAATATACCTGAGGTTATGGTAAGCGACCCAGAGCTTATGAAGTTTAAATCACCTACTACAGACAGTAATGAAGCAACGATTGAGAATATGGGTAGGGAGATGGCAGATGCATTTAGTGCTGTAGGTGATTACGTCCCTGCTCTAGGCTCAGAAGATACAGTGACTAGGAGTTTTACTACCCAATCATTAGGAACAATAACAACTGGTATGGAAGCAGATATACCAGATAGTTACATTCGCGTCGCTGAGCAGTCACAGGACACCACTAGGCACTGTTTTAATATCAAATCGGACTGTATCAATATAGATGCTCATGGATTAATAAACAAAGCAATGCCAGATGAGGAAACATTTCAGTATGTAAGTCAACTATCCCCAGGTATTGCTAAGTTTGAAAAGGATATTATGCCTCAAGTATATCAATCTACTAAAGATGTCGACACATACAATGATGACACATCACATGTATACGGTGCATTTGGTAAATCTAACTGTGTAGAGACTGGACAGCCTAAGTTATACAACATAAGTAGATGGTTTGATATGCCATGCGCATACCTAGATGTAGGTAAAGAGGAAAACTTAACTAACAATCTACCTAATATAGAGAAAGTGCGCAGAGGTGGTACTAGGACTGCAAGTGATAATGAAAAAGCATTCGGATATTTACCATATAAGTATTGTGCATCGGAGCAAGAGGCTGCGTCATTTAAAGTATCACTAGAAATCAAAGGTAAAACTACAGGTGCGCAGGGTGAAGCATTCATGAATTTCCTCAAGAAGCAAACTAAACCTGTGCTTGCGCCTAGAAGGAAAGTGCCTAAATCTAATGCAAGCGGAAATGCGAAGGTTTGGAATTGTAATGATGGCACTGTAGACGGACGTTGCTACCGTGACCCTAGTAACTCTGCAGATATTATATTCATTCCTATAGGTGGAGATGAGAATACATATGACTATAACACTGGTGTAGGTTTAAGTGAGGTGGGACAGTTACAACTATGGATGGGTAACAACGTAACAGGCACAACTGCCACTGTCAATAACAACAGTAGTAACTCTGTATCATATAACGCAATGAATGTAAACTGCGGGTCATACCCAGGTGCAGAGTGTTGGGATACATATACACGCGGAAGCGGTAACACTACAGGACCATTAAATGTGTACTCTGGATATAACGCAAGCGGAAATGGAATCACTGGACAGAGGTGGTGGGAGATATCTGCGTTTGGTCGCACTAATCCTTGGTGCACAGGTTGCACGACTGGTAGTGGAAGTGGTGTAGGATTAGTATTTGTGAATGATGCGTCGATTGCAATTAACCCTCAGCGTGTAGATGAAAACAATAATATGCGTTTAGGACCTTATGATGGTAAGATGACTGTAAGAAACTGGTTAACTGGTAGTACTGTTGCACTAGGTAGAGCGTTGAATAACACTGGAAACCCATTCTTTGACGAGTGTAGTCAAGAAGTGCCTCAAGGACGACCATATAATGCAGGAACTCAAATCAACGAGGAATTCAATTAATGGCATTAGGATTTTTAAAACCTGTTACGTCATTAAATGGACTACCTTGTAGTGGTCATGGTCTCTGTTTGCCCTCGACTGTGCATTCTGTGCAGTCTTGCGGGTCAGCACCAATACCTTATCCTATAGTAATTAAGAATAAGACTTGTTGGTGGCCACCTACTCCCCTTATACCAATCTTCCCCATTACACCAGACCGTGCAATGGTGCAAGTTAACAGAATTCCTGTTATGGTATTTGGGGACACATTCACTTTCCACATAGCTGTGTGCACAAATATAATAATCTATATTTGTCCATGTGGAAAATCGATGTGTCCAATACCCACTCCTATCCCATGTAGTATTTTGACTATAGAAGATAATGGTGGTGTAGGTCACATTAGAGTCTGTAACGCAACAACGCTTACAGTCTTTGCACACAAGCGTCCTTTAGCACGAATACTCGACCCACTAGGTGTTGGACTCCCAGGATTCTCTCTACCTTGCTCGTCAGTTATTGCTTTTGGACATCCAACCGTATTAGCATCTTAAAAATTATGGCAACTAAGTCTGGAATGATGGGAACTGTATACAATACAGAAACAAAACCTAAAAAATCTCGTCAAGGAACAGGACAACATTCAAAATATTCAGCAACTAGCAGAAACGCTAAAAGGAAAAGATATAGAGGTCAGGGAAAATAGTCGGAAAACCCTATAAATAGATTATAGCGATAGTAACCGCCAGTAAAAGTTCTTGTCCACAGTCAGGAATAACATGGTGATTAAAGTAGACAGAGCAGAATGGTTTATCGCTGAGGGTAAAAGGTTAATCACTGACTACCCAGGTGATAAATATCAAAAAAAGGTAAGTAAATGCCTAGCTACAGATTCAGATCCGAAAAATACGTCAGTAGAGGTTTCAAGGACTTAGCAGTTTCTATGAATGCTAACCCTTCGACCAAGGATTTTGGTGCTGTGAAGAATGAGAGAGCAATCTCTCAGTCAGTGCGTAACCTTTTAATGACAATGTTTGGCGAAAGACCCTTCCAACCTGAGATAGGGTCTCGAGTCAAGGCACTTTTATTTGAGCAATGGGATGTTTTTGCTGCAGATGGTATCCGCACAGAGATATTCAACGTTATGGAAAGACTGGAGCCTCGTATTTCAGTGACTGAAGTTAAAGTAGATGATGCTCCTGATGAAAATTCTGTTGAAATATCAATGGATTATGTAATTGTAGGACAAGAATTAGTCCAAAACATAGAATTCCTACTAGAGAAGACTTAAAATGCCCGCTATACCTTCACAATTAACGTCTCTAGACTTCTTTGAGATAAAAGAATCCATCAGATCTTACCTTAGGACTCGAAAAGAGTTTACGGATTATGATTTTGAGGGTAGTGCAGCCTCATATCTCATCGATATCTTAGCTTACAACACATATTACACTGCCTTTAATGCTAATATGGCATTGAATGAAGCGTTTTTAGAGTCTGCAACCGTAAGAGACAACATTGTAAGGATTGCAAAGCAGTTAAATTACACTCCTCGCTCAGTAAAAGCACCAAAAGCGTGTGTACACATCAAGGCACAGACTGTAATAGGTCTAAATGGTCTTACATATCCAGAATTTTGCACTTTAAGTAAGGGAGATGTGTTTACTGCTGACAATGCACTCGATAGTTTTACCTTTACACTGACTAGAGACATCCAAGTGCCAGTAGATACAGGCACAGGTATGGCAGATTTCACTAATGTAATCATATATCAAGGTAATTTATTAAATTACAACTATACAGTTGACTATACTAAGAATCAAGAGTATATAATTCCTGCAGAAAACGTAGATACTGAATTATTGACAGTTGATATCTCACCTAATGCACAGTCAAGCGAAACAGACACCTATAATCTAGCAGGAAACGTCACATCACTAGATGAAAACTCTAGAGTTTACTATCTTGAAGAAAGTGATGACCAAAGATACAAGGTTATCTTCGGTGATGGTGTTATTGGACGTCAATTAATTGATGGTGAGTATATTACTATGAATTATGTGACTACTTTTGGTGTTGAAGCAAACGGTGCTGACAATTTTTCATTCATTGGGCAGATTAAAGACTCCGATGGTCGTGTAATACCTCCTCAGAGCATTACTACGACTACAATGGAGAAGTCGCAGCAAGGTGAAGACGCAGAAACATCACTAAGTATCAAATTTCGTGCCCCAAGAGCATATGCTACACAAAACCGTGCGGTAACTGAAGCAGATTACGAGCATATCGTTACAGAAATCTATCCACAGACAGCTTCAGTGACTGCATACGGTGGAGAGAAGTTAGATCCGCCTGTTTACGGTAAAGTTTACGTTGCTATTAGACCAAAAACAGGAAATAAGTTAAATGAATCTACAAAAGCAAAGATTGAGAAGGATTTAAGGAAATATGCAGTTGCTTCTATACAACCAGAAGTGATTGACCCAACAAGTTTCTATGTTATTCCAAAAGTTTACGCTTATTTCAATGGAAATGCTACATCACTCACTGGTGCACAATTAGCAACTAAGATTTTACAGTCTATTGACGAATATAACAGAAATGGTCAAACTGAAAGATTTAATAATCGTATAGAAGGGTCTAAATTCAGTGCGATGGTTGATAATAGTGATACATCCATTTCTGGTAATGTAACTCAGATATCATTAGGTCAAAATATTGATAAATTTGCTTTTGGGCAAGTATTTACTCAATGTTTAGATTTTGGTAACCCACTTTACGACCCAAGCAGTTATGCAGGGGATGGAGATAGCATGGGAGAGAAATGTAAACCTAATTTCTCTGTTGTTAAGTCTGGGACATTCTATGCAACTGATTATACTGAAGATTTAGTGAATTTAACTACTGGGACGGCTTCATCTGCATCTACAACAAGTACAGTCTTCTCAACTAATGAAACCACACAAGTTTTAGTGCCTGTTAACATCAGAGATGATGGAATGGGCAATCTTATGTTAGTTACAACAAGAGATGAGACGGAAGTTATCCTAAATGCAGCTGTTGGGACAGTAAACTATTCAACTGGTCAAGTTTGCGTAGGTCCTATCGCTATTCAACAAACTCCTGATGGCACAGAGCAACTTCCAATCTCTGTTATGCCAATTTCTCCAACTATTGAGATTCCCCCAGGAGTTGACCCAACTTTCTTTAACCCTACGGTAAATCCTATCGATTTTACAACACAAACTGTGCCGATTCCATCATTTGACCCTAATAACTTTTCTGGTTATAACTTAGGTGACACAAGTGGTCTAAATATAATTGACTACCCGTCAGACACGTTTACGTATCCCGTAGATACCTCTTGTTTCTAGTGACGAATGCAAACGAAGAATATCAACGTATCAGATAGAGTTGAGAATCAACTTCCTGAGTTTATCAGGCAAGAAGATAGACAACTTGTAAATTTTCTTTTTGAGTATTATAAATCTCAAGAGAAAACAGGACGTCCTTACGACATTCTGAATAATCTGTTAAATTACCTTAATCTTGATAGTTATAGCTCCAAAACTTTATCAAGCTCTACGTTATTGCTTAGTGAAATTAGTACTATCGATACAAAGATAGAAATTGAGAGTATTGACGGATTTGTCGAGAAGAATGGCTCGATAATGATTGATAATGAGGTTATCTACTACGAGTCGGTGACTCGAGGACCTGATGCCATCATTACCCCAGGTGTATCGTATCCACAATTTAATAAGAAGAAGCAAAATCTAGAAAACCCATTTACTTCCTTTGATGGAGTCAATAATACATTTCCTCTATCCTTTCTAGGAACTCCTGTAGCACCTCCTAGCGCAGACCACCTCATAGTAGTCACATACAACGATATGTTGACTCCTGGGGTTGATTATACTGTCAATGGGACTAATATAATATTCACTACACCACCTAGAGCAAGAAGTGGTGCAGATGATTCAGAATTTACTCAGATTACATATTTGGTTGGATATTCAGACCAACCTATCGTTACTGTAGATAGTAGTCCTTACACAGAGTGGCAAGGCACAAAAAACTACCCATTAAGAGTTGGTGGTGTTGATTATACACCTACATCTGATATTGGTTTAGTAATTAACAAGAATGGAAGGTTACAAGAGCCATATACTGATTATACTGTTTTTGAAACTACTGTAATATTCAATAATCCGATTGGTGCAGCAGATGAGATTGATATAAGGTCTGTTGAGTATATTGCTCCGTCATATGGTAGTGATGCTTCTGCTGTTGTTGCTGTAAACGCAAATGGCGAAGTTTCTAGGATTATTCCTAAAACTGGTGGTAGTAAGTATCGTTTAGACTTCAACCCTAAAATAATAATTACTCATGGAGAAGGAACAGGGGCAACTGCTAGGTCTCTAATCGGTGGTATCAAAAATATTAATCTAATTGATGGTGGACAAGGATATTCTTCATATAACCCTCCTATTCCTGTTGTAGCAGTTCCTACGGATGCTAATGGCACTCCTGCAAAGGTTTCATTGACTGTTGACGATACAACTGGTCAAGTTGATAGTATTACTATAGATGATAGTGGTAGTGGTTATGGTTTCATTCCTTCAATCACATTTAAGAATCCATCAGGTGCTACAATTAGTCCCTGCACGATTGATAGTGAAGGAAGAGTAAATGTTGACAGTATTGCTGTATTAACAATGGGAAGTGGATATTCTAATCCACCAACTGTTTATATTGACCCTGCTCCTGCTGATGGTATCAATGCACAAGCACAAGCAAGAATTAATCAAGATGGACAAGTATATGAAATACAAATAATCAATAGAGGTAGAGGATATACATCTGTACCTAGAGTTAAGATTGTAGACCCTGTTGGTGCTCAAGTTTTAGATGTTACTGTTGCATCTGGGTCAGTTACTAACATTGAAATGTTAACAGGTGGTAGTGGTTATAATGATGCTCCATCTGTTTATATTGTTGACGATAGGAAAGATGGATTTGGCGAACCTATTGGAGGTACTGGTGCAGAAGCAGCAGCGACTATATTCAACGGTGAAATTACTGATATTAACATTACCAATTTTGGTACTGGGTATTCTGCAGAGTTTCCACCAAGAATCTTCATTGCTGAGCCTAAAGCAGCAAGAGCATCTCTAGATGTTGGATTTGATGAAGTTACTGGATATGACGTAATAGAACCTGGTAGTGGGTATTCACCTTCCGCCTTCTTAAACTGCAGTAGAGGCGTTTCTGGAGCGGTCTCATACGACAATTATCATAACGAGGTATATGCAGGAGAATCTTCATTAAGGCAGTCAAATCACCTTTCTGGAGCAGTTGTTGCAAACCTTGACAGTTTGTTTATCAAAGAAGTATTTGATAAGTTTAGAAGACAGTATCTTCCTACTATTGACATTGATTTTTCAAAAGTAGACCCAGTACAAGTAATTAAAAATATTGGTGATTTCTATATCTCAAAAGGTACAGAATTAGCAACTCAGTATTTGTTTAAAATACTGTTTGGTGAGAATGTATCACTATTCTATCCTAGAGATGAAATCATCTCACCATCCAACGCTACATGGGTCGTAGACACCGTTTTACGTGCTGAGTTGATTAGTGGTGACCCTTCTAACTTAATTGACTCTCAAGTAGTCCAATATGCAGATGCTGTTGACCAAAATATCAAATTAGCAAATGCATTGATTGAAAATGTCATTACTATTATTGAAGGTACTGACACAATCTATGAATTGGCAATATCAGAAGAGACATTAGTTGGTACTTTCAAGATTCCTTATAAAACAACTCTAGTTGAGCCTTTAACTACAGATGGGCAAATAATTACCGTTGACTCGACTATTGGATGGCCAGAAAGAAATGGTACTATATTAATTAACGACCAAGAGAATGTCCAGTATAAAGAAAAGTCATTAAACCAATTTATTGAGTGTACTAGAAGTAAAAACGGTATTGTAGAAGATTGGGATCCTGGTACAATTGTCCAGTCTGATATTTTCGTATATACCAATCAAGGACAACCTACCGAGTGTAAGATGAGAATTCTCGGTATTGCTGAAGCAGGTACAACAGTACTAAACGATACTGGGTCATATTACATTAAAGGTGATAAATTAAAAGTTGCTAATCTTGGGTCAACTGCTATTGACGAAAGATTGACTTCTTGGTTATATAACGTTAAAAAACTTATTCAAGTTACAACTATTACCCCAGGTGGTGTTAATAACCAGACTGCAACTGTAGTTTGTGATAATCCACATGGTTTACTTGTTTCTGACCAAGTTACGATATATGGTGCAAACCCTGTTGTCTATAATGGCACATTTACAGTAACTGCTCGTCTAGACGACTTTTCATTCTCCTATCAGATAAACGTCCCTACAGAAATTATACCTGAGGGAAATATTCTACTATCTGTTGATTTAAACAGAGGTAAGTCAGATGTAACATCTATCAATAACGTTGTTAGTGAATTTACAACTAATATTCAAAACTCATTCTTTAATGATACCTATGTTTATGTTGCAGCGTCAGGATTACCCAACTATAAGATAGGTCCGTTTACAGGGTCTGCTCTAATCCCAGGAAACCAAAGAAAGTTACTAAGATTCCCTAGACTTGTCCAAACTATTTCTGAAAGACAAGATATTGCTGCTAACAGTCCTATAGGTACATGGATAAACGGTGTATCTATCTGGGGATATAAATCTGGTGAATTTGTCCAGTTTGGTCCGTTAACACAGATTTCTGTTGATAACGTTGGTGAAGGATATGATGCAGGAGCAAAACCAACTGTAGAAATTACTGGTGGTGGAGGAACAGGTGCTGCTGCTGAGGTAATTGTTAATGGTAGTCTTACAGGGTTTGATGTGACAGACGGTGGTAGTGGCTACACAGAATCACCTCTTGTATCGATTGTTGGTGGAAATGGTAGTGGTGCAACTGCACAGGCAGTTATTACTGGTGGTAGAGTTACTAGAATTCTAGTTGAGCAAGGTGGTAGTGGATTTACAGCACAACCTAGTGTGTCAATTACAGGTGGTGGAGGCACAGGTGCAACTGCTACTGCAAGTGTTAGAGGTTCTATTGAATCTGTTAATATTACTAACTTTGGTACTGGTTACACTTCATTGCCTGCTATTAAAGTTAACTCTGGTGAAGGTGCTTTAGCACAACCTATTGTTATTAATGGTCGTATAGTTTCTATCGCTATTATTAACTCAGGTAGTGGATATACAACTGCCCCAACTGTTATTATCAATGGTGATGGATTTGGTGCGATTGCAAAAGCAACTATTGGGTTAGTTGGTGAAGATAAAGGGCGTGTATTGAGTATTGTAATATCAAATAGAGGTATAGGATATACACAGGGGCTTACAACTGTTAGATTAGAAGCAGTTGGTCAACTTGCATCATTTACTCCAGAAGTCTTCAAATGGAATAAAAACTTAGAATATGAATTAGCATCTAATTATGATAATGCAAAAGGATATGTATTTACTGGATATAACAACCAGTTTGGTGGTGAATATGCACATCTATCTGACCCTAAAGAATTAAGATATGTTGTTGGTGATAACGTATTCTTAAATCCTGTTACCCAAAATTTCCAAGAATTAGAATCTAATTTCCAACATTCTCCAATATTAGGTTGGGCATTTGATGGTAACCCAATTTACGGACCTTATGCTTATATTGACCCAACTGACCAAAACAGTGGTATTAGAAGATTACGTACATCATATAAATTGAAGGCAAATGTTGTATATGATGAAGCAACTAACCCAAACCCTGCTAGAGTTGACGGACCTCTACTTTCCACTTACCCTGCAGGTACATTCGTTGCTGATTACTTCTATGACTTCCAGTCTGGTGACTTAGACAACTATAATGGGCGTTTTTGTAAAACACCTGAGTATCCTGATGGCACATATGCATACTTCATTACTATTGATGCATCAGACACTGGTATTCCAGAATTCCCTTATATCTTAGGACCTCAGTTTAACTCACTTCCTGATAATTGGAATTTCTCTCAAACTGCAACACAAGAGAATATTCCAGACGGTGTTGTAAGATATAGAGACCCATATGTAAATGTTGATATTGATGTTGACCGTCAACCTAACCAAGAGGCAGATGTCCTTACAACTGAGATAGAAGGATATCCTATTATCTTTGAAATACAGGATAGTAATAATGACGGTATTATCGATGCTAATGAGCAGCAAGAAATACTTGAGATGTCAGAAGAAGCAACTCTACAGATATATGATTACTTCCCAAGAGTATCTGCAGAATCTAGAGTTGACATTGAAGTTGAAACAACTACACAGTTTGAAGATGCTCAAATAGACGGATTTGTTATTGAAAACCCAGGTATATCATATCAGGTCAATGATACCGTATTCTTTGATGATACTGATACAGGTGGTTTTGGTGCTTCTGCTATTATTGAATCTGTTAAGGGTAATACCATAGTCCAGTATGTTAAGGAGATGATTAATGACCGTCCTTACGGTGTCATCACAACTGATATTGGTCATGAGTTGCGTGCACAAGATGAAATCATTGTTAACTCAACCCCAGTAATTGACAATACTAATAAACTATTCAAAGTAAAAGTTGTTGCGGGTATTGAATCATTATCAGTAACACAAACAGGTACAGGATACAATGCTGACATACCTCCTACATTTGAGTTAATTACTGCGTCTGGTCAAGATGCTCAGTTACAAATTAATTTACTTAATACTGGTAATATTGATACTGTTGATATTATAAACTCAGGTAATGGATACGATACTGCAAATCCTCCACAGATACGTATTTCACATCCACAACAATTTAAGAAAACTCGTTACTGGTTAGCAGAGTATTTTGAAGCAAGTGCTACTATAGAGATTAATGATATTCAAACAACTGAAGACCGTTTCACATATATCTGTGGTACTATCATTGAGGCTGATGCAGACCAATCTGGTTTCATTACTAAGTTTGATGACTTAGGACAAAAGGTTTGGGAAAGATATTACATCCCACAAAACCAGAATCAAAAGAGAGCCGAATTCATCAAGATGCATATTGATGCGTCACAAGAAAACGACGTCATTTATGTTGCAGGCCAAACATATGACCCTGACAACGCAGTCTACAACCCAGACGTATGGTTAGCAAAATTTGAGTCTGGATTCAATAATGCTAACAACCCTGATGGTATTTTACAATGGCAGAAAGCAATAGCTGGTATATCAGGTAGCACAAGAAGAGACTATATTACTACTATTGCATTAGACCAAGAGAATCGTATCTACATTGGTGGTTATACTGACAGTAATTCACCTGATCCTAATGACATGTGGATTATTCAGTGTGATATTGATGGTAACTTAGTAGAGAAACGTAAAATTGCATCTGAAGATGGATCTGAGGAATTACATCAGATTATGTGGGTATCTAATGATAGATTCTTCTTCTGTGGTGTAAATGATGAAAATGATGATTTAATATTTGGTGAAATCTATTATGATGGAGCAAATATTGAAATTGCTTATATTCGTCAGATGCCAGCTATCGGTGGATATGTTAGAAACCCCAAATTTATTAAAGATGAGTATGGAGATATTGTCTTAGTCTTTAACGTCTATAATAATGCTTCTGCAAAGAATGATAAAATACAAATTAATAAATTTGCATATTCAACTGCTCAATCATCATGGGAGTGGGCAAAGACATTAAGTCTTAGTGGCACAACTTACAGAAACATGTATCATTCTGGTGTTACTGTTGATGAGTTTGGTAATTATACTGTTGTAACTGACGTTGATGAGTCAGAGAATAACAGATATTCCATTATCACTTATATGAAGTATAATGGCACAATTATTAGTGAAACTAAAGTTGATGATACTGCTACTGTCGGATTTAGGTCAAAAGGACACTCTGTAGATAGTTCTGGTGACCCAATAATTGCTATTGACCGTCAAGTGCCAAATCAAATGGCATCATTCCGTTTTAATGATGATACCAATTTAACATTCGACCATACTAAACTTAATACTGGCACATGGCAGTATGTAAACCAATCTGAGATATCTGTAGATACCAACATCTATAAGTTTGGCACAGGGTCAATGAAGATTAACTCTGCTGCACCTGTTGCTATAACCGCTCTAAACAAAGTAAGTGTTGAGTGGTCTACACAGGCTTGGTTTGCTATGAATACCACAACATATGCAACTAATCATAAACCAATACTATTTCATGTAACACCTACAACTGGTGAAGAGATATTCTGTGAATTAGATGGAGATGCAACATCACCTGGGTTTGGTAAAGTTTATATTCATCTTAATAATGTCCAAGTTGCAGGATCTACTGCAGCAACATACTGGACAGGTTTTGGTAGCGCAGCATGGAATCATGTTTTATTCCAGAAGCGTCAAGAATCATTAGGTCTTTATAAGTATGAAGTTTATATTAATGGTAACCTAGCGATTGAGTATCAGAGCACTACAGATGTATCTTTAGGTGCACTAACTATCGGAGGACCTGCATCTTCACCAACATCTGCTAATTGCTATGTTGGTCATGTTGATGATTTAGTAATTGATGATGTAGCACCTTATTCTGCAACATTCTCTACTCCTGCTGCTGAGATTCCTATTACTATGTCTAATAGTGATATTGCTCTTATTAAGTTTGATAGATTGCATAGTAAGGTAGGGTCATATACAATGTCAGGTTTGACTAATCATTCAACCTATACATTTACAGATATAACTGCTAATACATTATGGAGTGATGTTAATATCCCTGCAATTAGCGTATGGGAAATAGGACCTGGTGGATTACAGATTCTTGATATGTCTCAGACAGTATCAACTCTGACTAATAGCACATATACATTGACTGCAGACAAATATGAATATGGCACTAAAACTTCTACAATACCATCACCACAAGGTAAATCATTACAAGTTACTGCAAACGTTGTTAGCAAATTCTACTTAAGAGATGCATTATATCAGAAAGTTGATAACGTAATGGAGTTTACCTTTAATCAGGATGTAACACTGACTAAGGGAAGTATAATACAGCAATTTAATTCATCAGGAATCACAACAGCATATGCTACTATTGTTGATGTCCCAGAAGGCACATTACTAGCACCTGGGTATGGAACGAAATATAAAATTGGTAAAACATATGGCACATTTAATAATACTGATAGATTCCGCACAACAGCTAGTCCTGCCGATGTAAATCAGATTACAGGCACTTATTTTGACACTATTGAAGAGGAAGATCCTTGGGTAGCAGGCACTGCATATAATACAGGAGATAGAGTCTACAATGGTAAGAGAATCTATGCAGCACAGGGTGCAGGCACATCAGGCACTATTTCACCTGTCCATACAACTGGTGTTGTAAGTGATGGAGTTATTAACTGGGCATTTATAGATGATGCGGGTAAATTTACTGTTGACCTAACACAGCATCCATATCCTAGACCTCTATATCTTGACCTTGATATGCCTGAGTGGGTACCTGGATTGTTATATGCTACTGGACAACGTGTATGGTATAAGTTGAATGTTTATCAGGTAGCAGTCAGTGGTGGTGGTGTTGCAGGCACAACCGCACCTATACACACTACTGGTGATGATACAGATGGTGGTGTAACATGGACATTTGTAGAAACTAGAGAAGCAATCAGTCTTTATACAAGGTTGATGGGATATGACATGGGTAACAACTACACTGTTAGAATTGAAGCAGTGCAGCCTGGCTCAACATACATTCCTGGGGACGTTGTTTCACTTAATAGTGGTAATATAACTCTTGCTGCTGATGAGAAGAGCGTTGAGATATCAGGATTTGCGGGTGTTAAGAAGATTCGTGTTACTGCTAGATTAGAAAAAGATATTATTAGGACATCGGAAGCAAGGACTGAATTTGTGTATGCAACTTCTAATAGTGCACATAATTTCAAAGTTGGAGATATCTTATTTACAGAAGGATTTACTGGCGACCAGTTTAATGGTAGTTTCTTTATTGACCAAGTAATAGGGTCTAGAGAATTTACATTTGCTATTAGAGCAACAGCAGTAAGTGACCCTGCATTTGTTAATAATGCAATCGCTAGAGTTAACATATATGGTAAGCACCCAACCTTAGAATTTACTAGAAATCATCAATATGTTTTTGATGTATCAGATGTTTCTAACTTTGGTTACTACCTATCATTCTCACAAGACAACCAATACAAACTAGAGTATTCATTTAACAACATTGAAAGAATAGGTACCCCAGGTATTGATTCAACAGGAAATAATGCACCTTTTGTTAAATTCTCTACCTTAGGTCAAGTTACTAACATTTCTTACTACTTTGACCCATCTAGACTTGGAGCAGATTCACCTGTTGGAGAAAACTCATTCATTGATGTTATAACAACTCCATTCCAAGGCACATTTACTATATCTTCTATTGAGACAGACTTCCAATTCAAATTCCCACTATTGAAAGAACCTGAGAGGTCTTCTGCTGAAATTATTACAGACGAATTTGATAATCCATATTCTTTCTATTCTACAACTTCTACAAGAGCAGTAGGTCCTATTAATAGTATTAAACTGGTTAGCCCAGGTGGTTTCTATCAGAAGTTACCTATCATCAGTGACATCGCATCATTCAGACAGATTGAAAAGATTACTGTTACTGACGGAGGTACAGAATATGCCCCAGGTGTTTACTATGATGTCCCTATTGCAGGAGATGGTGAAGGTGCTAAAGCAGCGATTACTGTAGAATTAGATGATGAAGTTGGGTCAGGCACAATTAGAAGTGCAGCAGTTACCGACCCAGGTAAGGGATACACAACTGCATCTATTGATATCGATGCTATCCCAGGTATCTTAGGTAGCACACTTGCAGGTTCTGGTGGTGCAGTAAATGTTGTTATTCCATCAGAAGGTAGTGGTGCATCTGTATTCTTAACTGGTAGAAATATTGGTAAGATTAAGAGATTGAAGAATAATGAATTTGGTTTCGGTTATTCACATGACTACACGTTAAAACCAGAGATTACATTCCCTGTTAACTTACAACTCTTCAATACATCAATACTTTCACAGATTAAAATTACAAATCCAGGTTCAGGATATACTTCAGTTCCTGCTGTTATAATTGAAGGTGGTGGAGGCACAGGAGCTGCTGCTGAGGCAGTAATTAAGAATAATCGTCTTTCTGAAATTATTATTAAAAACCCAGGTGGAGGATATTCATCTGAGCCTACTGTAACTCTAAAATCAGAATTTAACTATGTTGTTAACTTAGACCTTAACTATCTACAGTTTAACTTCCCACATGGTATTACAACTGGTGCAGAAGTCCAATTCCGTGCTGATAGTGTTGGTAGCACAGTTGGAGAATTACCAAAACCAAGTAGTGCGGGTTTAACAAGTTTAGTTGCAGGACAGACTTACTATGCTATAGCAGGAGAAGCAGCAGGACTAGAGACTGACCAATTACGTTTTGGTTTGACTCTTCAATCAGCACAAGGTGGAGATTATATCACATTCTTGACACAAGGTAGTGGTCGTCAGACATTACTTACTGAGGTGTTTGGTGGTCAAGCAACTGCAGTTGTAGAAACATCTAGATTCTTAGAAGGTGAGGAAGTTTATCAAGGTAGTAGTATTGAGACTGCAACTGCAGAAGGTAAAGTTTCTACAAACACTGGTTGGCAAATAGGTCCTAAGATTCTTAAGATTGTTGATTATACAGGTGAATGGGTTGCAGGAGAAAGAGTAACTGGAGCTATATCAAAAGCAGCTGGTGTTATCGATAACCTCAGTATTGCTCGTGGTGTATTGAATATTGGCCCACTAACACGCACCCCAGGTAGGTTTATTGATGATGTTGGTAAACCATCAGAGATTGTCCAGAAAATTCAAGACTCTTATTTCTATCAAAACTTCTCTTATGTTATTAAGTCACAAATTCCTATTACAGATTGGAAAACTCAGGTATTAGAGAATAATCACCCTGCAGGATTCAATATGTTTGGTCAACTTGAGTTGACTGGTGGTAAAGATATTTCTGGAAGGAATATTGGTACAGAATTTACAAAACAAGTTAATATTAACAACTATAGTAATACAAATGAGATTACATCATTTGCTGCTGCTCAACCAATCTATACTGACTATAACAACACAGAAGTCTTATTCAGAAAGAGAAGATTAACATCTTCTGAAGAAATCTTGACATCTATCGTTAAAAAGATGGATGACATCTCTGGTGGATTTAATGGTATCGATAAACAATTCCCAATCACTGTTGAAGGTGAGCAAGTCATCGTACAGGACGACCAGTTACTAATTACGTTAAATGGTGTTGTCCAAGCCCCAGGTGAATCATATCAAGTTGTTGGTGGACAAATTGTGTTTGCTGAGCCTCCTAAACCACCATCTAAGGTTAATTACAGGTCTTTAGGAATTACTACAACTCCTATCTACAGAATTGCTCTTTATGACTCAAATGGCACAAATGAGTTTGGTATTTTCCCAACTTTAGGTCAACAAGTGCAAGGTGCTTTCTCAGACACTATAGCAACTGTTATTGATGTTGGATTAGCACATATTGACGTTATAAACGTTACTGGAGGCACATTCCAACTTAATGAAGAGATTACAAGGTCAACACTCTTCTCTGCACTTGTACAGTCTGTAACTTTAGTCAATACTGAAACTATCTTTGAATTTGGCGAATCTATCACTAATTTAGAAGGTGATACTGCAATTATCGAAGAAACAAACGTTGATACTCAAGGAGTCATTAGTGACCGTATTGTTGTAAGTAAAACATCAGGTACTCCTAAATTTGAGACTGGAATCTTTGATTTAAGATTAAATGAATATGTTTACTCTGCTAGGTCTAAAATAGCTGGTCAAATTACATATATCGCTCCATACAGCGATCCTGTAACTTTAGACGTTGTAGACGAGTTAGTTATCAACCCTGGCTCTACATTCTTCGGATTACTATTTGAGCGTCTTGTTAGCATCACAAACCCCAACGTAATCGTAGATGACATTTCTAAATCTTCAATTACACCTACACAGTTATATGATTCTTCTCAGAGAATAAATGATGATTTCTTAGACTTTGAGCAAGTAAGAAGCACAGAAGTTGAATATACTGGATTATCTGGTGGCACAATATCTGCAGGGGAAACAATCATCAATAAGAGAGTTAGTTACAATAATCCTAACTCATCATTCCATGGTAGTGCAGAAAACAGATTTAAAGATGCTTCTGCGATGATTCTTGGTAATAAACAAGAAATTATTGATTTTGCTGATGCACAGATTGCAGTTGAGCATCCATACTTCTATTTCCCAGGTGATGTTATTACTAATCCTTGGTCAAGATATTCTGATGCATATAGACTAATACAACTCAATAAAGATTATATTGCTGCTGTAGCATATGATGAGATGATTACACAGTATCCATCTCTTACAGTATCTGACCCAGGCAAGTGTATCCGTGACCTTCATTATTACATCGATGCAATCTCTGTTGACATCTTCAGAGGTGGTAACGTCTATACACGTAAATTATCACAAGATTACTTCGATGCAAGTGGTAACTTTGTATATGTAAATAATGAATCTGCTGAAACACGTTATGGTTTCACTAGAGCAAAAGAATGGATGAAGTTAGCGATAGTCAATAATATTACTGCAAACTATACTGCATCTTCTGGAAGTCTAACAGGTATCACATTCTACGCTCATAATGAAGTAGATAGTGGTGGATATACTGGTCATGGTATTACTGCTGACCCATCACCTAATGATGACTATGGTACAGCAGGAGCTAACACATCTAATAATGGCACAGATAATTGCTCTGATGTGCAAGCAGCAATCACAACTTTACATGACATTGTAGATACAACTCTAACCAATGGTAATCTAACAGAGTTGCCTGATGAAACTGCTGGAACATATACTACAGGCCAGACTAAATGTCGTCGTGATATTGGGTTAATGCTTGATGCATTAGCAGAAGACGTTGCACAAGGTGGTAACTTCAATATTGTAGAATTTACTAAGAAGTATTTCACTGCTGCAGGAAGTCCTATTACTAATGGATTAACTGGTGAGGAAGGACCTTCAATCACTGCAATTACTAAAGCAAGAGATTTAACATTTAGAGCAATCAATAATTTACTCTATTATAAGAGAAATGCTACTGTCTCTGAGACAGGTTATATGTTGAAAGACCCAACAACATATGCAGGACCTTATGCTAATGGTGCAGTAGAATTAGAAGAGAAAGATGTAACTGGTGCAACTTATAATGCAAGCACTGGTATCATGCAATTAACATTGAGTGGAGGACACTCATGGACTACAGCTGACAGTGTTACAGTTAGACCTCAGTCTATAAGGTTTACTTGCACTATGGATGGAAATGAAACTTTCCATGATTATCCTAGAGCTGGTGACCCTGCATTCAATACTCCAATTCAAGTACAGAATCCAACTGCTACAACTATTGACCTTAATGTTGGCACATCTCCATTAGTATCTTGGACACCAACAGGTGCAACTTATGACCCTGCCACTGGTATGATGGTATTGACTATCGGTGCTCATACATTGAATGTTGGTGAGTATATTAAGTTAGAAGATGACTCCATTACATTCACTTGCACAATGGATGATAATGCTACTAACCATTCTTATCCTCGTAGTAGTGACCCTGTATCTAATATTCCTATACAGATTACTGCAAGGACAGATACCACAATTACATTATTTGTTGCAACACAAAATACCGCTACAAATTATACTCATACATTTGTATCTGCAACATCAGGAGCAGTTAAGTCTGGTGGTGGTTACACTCATACATTCATCTCTGCATTACCTAATGCAGTATTCTTGGGTGGTGGTAGTAAGGCAGAATACTTTGACCCTAATTACTCATCTGGTAGAAATCAATCAATTCAAAACTGTGCTAACGTCCAAGCATACATTGCAACCTTAGCAGATATAGCAACAACAGCAATCAGTCATGGTGACCTTGATAATGTCAATGCATTAGCATCTATTACAGATGGCACATTTGTGGATGCTGAAACTATCAGGACTATTAAACTTGCTTATAAGGATAAGTCTAGTGGATTGTTTATAACTGGTAACCAGATTAAGGGTATGACCTCAGGTGCAGTTACATCTGCTATCGGTATTAACACTGGTCTTAAGTGGATATTCTCAGGACCTATCACTGGCACATTCCAGACTGGTGAGTTTATTACTAACTCCACTCTAACAAATAGTAATTGCACAACCAGTGTTATAGAAAGAAAGACTACATTAGTAGGTACAAAATCAATCAGAATTCCTTCTGGTGGATACATGGCTGCTGCAGACAGTTATGATTTCACATATGGCACTGCAGACTTTACTATAGAGACATGGTTTAGACCTGATGCAGTATCTGGCACACAACATTTATTTGACTTTAGAAGGACATCTGCAACAGCTGGTCTTAGAGTTTACTTAGATGGCACAACAATTCGCGTTGCAAATGGCACTAGTACATTAGTATTCGGTGGCACTGTCCAAGCATCTACATGGCAACATGTTGCAGTTGTTAGGTCAACTGGTGTTATTACATTGTATTTGAATGGTAATGTAGTTTCTAGTGCTGCTGATACAAACAACTATCTTTATGCTCCTGCATGGATTGGCACATCATTCCAACAAAATACAGGATTTACAGGATACATTGATTTACTTTGTATTAGACAAGGACAAGCAGATTATACTGCAACATTCAGTCCTCCATCACAGATTGATTATACTAGACAAAATATTTCTCTAGGTTTAGATGGTGAAGCACCATTTATACTTTCTACTACAGAATGTTATGCAACATTTACTGGTCAACGCTCATCAAATGCTACTGCTAGAAAGGTTGATTATGGTACTAATGATATCATCATCAAAGACGTTGATTTAGGTAGAGCATCTTATCGTGACGCTGCAGGAATTATAGAATTAAACGCTCTATGGATTGCTGAGGAAGCAGTAGGATATATGGCAGCACAATTCCCAGACTTTACAATTCCTGGGGACAGTATGGGGACAGGAGGATATGGTAGCGGTGGTACTGCGACATGTATTCGTGATACAAAAGATTATATCTTAGGTGCTCTTGTAAAAGACCTTAGAGAAGGTGGTAATTATCATACACTTTATACTGCTAGGACTTACTTAGAAGTTAGTGGTAAATTAAAGCATGTCCAACAAGAGATTTTACAAACTCTATTTGCATGGGATTATGCTGCTGACTTATGTAATACAGTTATTACAACTACAAGTTATGATTTAACTGGTCAGTATACACAGAGATTAAGAATACCAAATAACTTTGCAACTCCTGCTTCTACTGCAGTGCAGACAGAAGTAAGGACATTGATGGATGCAATATTAGAAGTCCTTGCACCTACTGGTAATAGATTCAGAGATGGTGGTACTGCTATTTGGAAGAATAGAGACTACATCGCAGAAGAGACAGTTGGTTATATTCAAAACAAATATCAACAAACTATTGGTGACACTGATTATGATTATCTAGTGATGCCTGGCTATGGTGAGCCATATTGTTTAAGAGACCTTAAAGAGCATATTCTCCCTGCAGTTATTAGTGACTTAGCAACAGGAGGCACATATAATATTGAGAATGTTGTCGACCAATATCTAGACAGTCAAAATAATATCTTACATGTAGAAAATGAATTAAATCCAATGCTTGATGCATTTGATTTTGCTAAGATGTTAGCAGAGAAAGCAGTAAATCAGTTACTACTCAGCCCAGGTGAAACTGCAGCATCCTTAGGATTCCCTGCACAATTCCAAGATGACTACTACGTTCCTGTATATACAGCACGTGGTGCATATAGAGATGATACTGTAACTATTGACCCAGAAGGATATCCACAAATTAATCGTGGTAATAATGATAGATTTATTGATTCAGTTAATGCTGTCCAACTTAATAAGAGATTGATTGCACAGGAATCTGTTGCAATTATGAATGATATGTCTAAGTATTCATCACTTGCAATCCCAGGTGGTGCTGTTAATTGTGAAGATGATATTGTTGACATCCTTGATGCTATGTCACATGACCTTCTATTCGATTGTAATGAGAAAGTATATGATGCTGCTGCTTTATATGTTGAGCCAGAAAACAATTCACTAAAACATATCGAAACAGAATGGGAAGCATCTATTACAACTATTAAGATTGCTAAAGATATTGCAATATTAACATTAAGAAATGGTTTTGGTAGAGATTATATTGATGGTAATACATCTCTACTAACACCTGTCCAAACATATGAGCAGAATCCTAGAGACCAAATCTATCAAAGATGTGGTGATGCTATTGATGCAAACATCCGTTATATTGCTGAAAATGCTGTAGCATTAGGTAGAATTCAATTCCCATCTCTAACAATCCCAGGTGGTCCTATAAATTGCGTCCATGACGTTACTGATTTATTAAGGGCGATGGTATTCAACCTTAAGTATGGTGGTGATAACTACGTCCAGTATGGTGCAGAATTCTATGTTGGTTATGGTGGGTCTGCTCTAATTCATGTTAACAGTCAATCTACTGAAACACTTTGGATATTTAATAAAGCAAAAGACCTTGCTATCCGTGCAATGAAAGACCAGATTATCACAGATAATGCTGGCTATGGATATCAAAGATTCTATAATGCAACTGACAAACCAACAACTAAATTAGTTGATGCATCTGGTGGTGTAACACAGACTGAAAATAATTTACTTACAAGGAATATACATCAGAAGAAAAATAATATTAATGTTTCAGAAAATAGCAGCACTGGTATCGACCCAACTGATGATGGAGTATTCAGATGTGTAACTGTCCTTCCTTCAACTGCAGTTGATGCATGCCTATTTGAATTGGGTGGTGCATCTCAAGGTGTTTGGGTTGGATTTAGAGACGGTGGCACATACTTCAGAATTCGTGCAGGAAGCAGCAACCAGTCATACTCTGGTGGTGCATCATATACAAATGATACTGGTCTTGCAATATTTGATATTGCTGTAGGTGGTATTGCACAATATATGGATGATGAAGAGCATGAATTAGTTTGGGAAATTAAGATTGGTGGAGACCAAGATGTTGGAAAAGGTCGTGTAAGACTTTGGATTGATGGTGACCCAATAGGTAGTGGAGAAACCCCAGGTGGCGGATTTACTGGATTAGGTGCAGCAGCTGGATTGATGTCCGACACTGGTGATGGTGGATTTGCAGCAACAAGTGGCACTGTAGCAAACGGAGAATCTACTACTCTTAATACATTCACTGTTAACGTTGGCTCATCACCTAAGTCAACATATGATGTTAGTGGTGCAACTTATGACCCTGCTACTGGTGAAATGGTGCTTAATATTGGTAACCATGACTTCAGAGACACATCACTCCTAACAACAACAGGTGCGACATATGATCCTGCTACTGGATTAATGGTATTGACATCTAATGGGCATGGCGTCAAAAAAGGTGATAGAGTCATTGTTAAAGATATAACATTTACATGTGCTATGGATGGTGGAGCATCTAACCATACATATCCAAGAACTACTGACCCATATTACAACAAGATGATGATTGTATCTGCAGCAGATGCAAATACTTTCACAATCAATGTTGGTGTAGCGGGTGCAACTGGACAGCATGCTCATACATGGGTTTCAAATACAAATAACAATATAATTCACTCAACAGAGACAATTAGATTCTTAGGTGAGTCAATTAACTTCACATGCACAATGGATGGTAACGCTACTACCCATGCATATCCAAGAGTTACAGATTGGGCGTATAATTCTTCAATCGGTATTACAGGTGTAGGTAGCACAGCACATACTCCATCAACTGCAACATATGACGCTGCAACTGGTGACTTAGGTCTTACATTACCAAGTGTTTCTGGATTCACAGCACCTACTAACATATCACCTACAGGAGCGACATATGATTCTCAGACTGGTGATTTAACTGTAGTTGCAGCAGGTCATGGCGTGACAACTGGTGGTAAAGTTAAGTTTGTCCAAAACGCATTTACATTTACTTGCACAAAGGATAGTAATGCAACTCAGCATTCTTATCCACGCACAACAGACCCATGGTATGACAAGTGGATTCTTGTTAAATCACATGATACAGATACATTTACTGTCAACGTTGGTGTAGCATCATTTGATAGTAGATATGCACATGCCTTTATAAGTGCAGCATCAAATGGTGTTGCAAGAGCAAATACAATGGTTGAAATTGCTCCTGATGGTATCACATTTACTTGCACACAAGATGGTAATAATACAAATCATTCATATCCAAGAGCAGACGACCCTGCAGTAAAAGAATGGTTACCTGTTGAATCTGTTGTTGGTAGTGTAATTACTGTTGATGTTGGAGCATCACAACAAGGTCAACAATATGCACATACATTTGTATCTGCTGTAACTGGTGCAGTTAAGAAACAAGATGGCACACTTACAGTCCATATCGGAGCATCTCCTGCAGGACAACAATATCCTCATACATTTGTTAACGCAACATCAGGTGCTTTAATTACTGGTGGTGGATATGTCCATAGATTTGTAAGTGCAGATTCTGGTGCACTTCAAGTTACTGGTGGTGGTACATTAACTCCAACCAATGCATACTACGTCCCTGAGACTGGTGAGTTAACATTCACAGTTGCAGGACATACATTATCAACTTCCAGTAAGATTACTATTGCACCTCAGTCATTGACAATGAGTTGCTCTTCTGACCAGTTTGCATCAGAGCATGTATATCCACGTCCTCATGACCCAGTGATAGATACAGAATTAGATGTTACTGATGTTTCTACATGGGCATGGCCTATCAGTGGTGACCTAAGTTACTATCGTGCACGTCAAGTTTCATCTTCATATCAGGGTACTGAAGCAGACGGAGTTGGCACTGAAGTAACTAACTTGATGGCAATCTTTAATGATACTATCAATAATCCAAATCAAATTTTAAATAGGACTTACACTCTACCATATGTGTGGCCTGTTAAGTATACTCCTGACTTACCTAAGAGAGACCTTACAGTTACATATGATGTAAGTAATGGTGGTAGTGATTCCGACTCTACATGGAATATGACATGTCCTGAGGTTGTATCTGCAATTAATACATTGATGGAAATTCCATTCAATACTATCATCGGTGCAGCAACTGCAAATACAAATTATCTAACCTCTAGTGTTACTAAGACATTCCCATACAATACTAATAACAATTATCAAGAAGGTACATGTTATAACGTAACATCTGCAGTTGATACATTGATGAGTATATTATCTTCTTCACTTGGTGGTGGCACACAGAATGATAAGAGAGTTGCTAATCAACTTCTATTCAATACACATGCTATTGAAGAAAGAGCATTTGCATCAGTCCAAACATACTTTGGCACAACAAACGCTACACAACAGTTTGCTACTGATGTGATGAAGGCAGTCCGTTATGACATGATTACTCATGGTAATGCTGGCTCATTCCGTCTACTACAAAACTGGTTTGATGGTGAAGGTAACTTTATAGCATATCAAGATGTAACTAGGTCTCATCTAATTTACTATCTAACAAGAATTAGAGAATACATGAAGAGTGTATTATATGATAGAGATGATGTTGACTGGGCAACTTATCCTGTATATCTTCCTCCTGAGAGATTAGAGTATAACCAAGAGGCAGCTGAGTTTATTATGGACTCATCACTCAACCCAATCGAGTATGCTCTAGAATTATCTAAATTCCCAACTGAGGCATCTGTTACATGGATACCTAGCACAGACGCAGAGAATCTTGGTAAGACATATCAAATGGGTATTGACTACAACACAGACCCTGCTCTTGTTGTGCTTACACCTACAGTTGATGTTGGATTTGACCGTGCAGAATATAGAGTCAGAATCAACCGTGCAAACCAATTCCGTCGTGGTGATATTTTAACTTACATTCCTGCATCTCAGACTTCTGTAACTGCATTTACTAACCAACCTTATTGGTATGTTATGACTGCAACTGCACAATGGTTTGAAGTTGGTGCACATTATATTCATGATGGTAGATTTAGAGCTGTCACTGTAGACACTAATAACTCAGGGTCACAAATATTCTCAGTTGTTAGAAGAGCTGGTATTACAAGGACTACACCTATATTCCCATCTGACCCATCAGAAACACCAATACAAGGTGGATTTAATCCTGCTGATGTTATCTACGGATCTACATCAGACGCACAATCTGAAATTGGCACAGTATTCAGTAATGAAGCAAACATCAGAGTATTGATGAAATACTATGGACTATCAGGAATCACTGCTAACTTTGTTGATGGTGAGATGGTTGTTGTGCAGGGTGCTACATCTAACACAGGTAAGGTAATACAGACTGTAATTAAAGATAATGACTTAAATGGATTTGTAAAACTTATCAATGTAGCAGGCACTATAAATGCGGGTGATGTATTAGAAGGCACAACATCTGGTGCTACAGGTACTGTAACATCTGACTTAAGTGATAGAATGTTGATTAATGTTGAAGCTGGTGCTTTCAATACTGGTGACTACGTATTCAATGCTGCAAATTCTGCTGAAGTATACATGTCGAATTATACTAATAAGTCAGGTAGTTTGACAGATACAGAGGGTGGTCGTATCACGATTGATGTTGAAACTATTGAAAATGCATGGAATACAGGTGATGTTGTATATGGTAGTGTCACAGATTACATCCTCGATGTCAAGGGTATATCTGGCACACAAATTCAACTTAATCAGTATATTCATGGCACAAACATCTATGAGTTAACTCTAGGGTCAGCAATAGTTGATACTGGTGTTAGTGATACATTCAACGTTGGTGACGAAGTAACACTTCTACAAGGCACAACTCAGAAGAATCCAGGCTGGACAGCAGTTGTAACACAGTATATTAATGGCACAGGATTAACTGATACAAATGACCCTAATTATGGAATCCATAAACTTTGGATTGGTAATTTAGTCCCAGTTGGAGCTGGTGGTGATATATCAGAATTGACCAATACCACTAATAATATTGGTAAGATTGAGTTAGGAAGTAACTTCCCAACAATATACGCTAACGTTTTAGGTTACACAGATACACAATCTTCTGTATATGGTAAAGTTGTTGCTATTGAGCAAGCTGGTATTAATGCAACAATTTGGGTAGAAGATGCACAAGGTGCATTTGCAGATAATATGACTGTTAAGTCTGACTATGGATGGGGTGCTGCAATATCATCTGCCCGCACACTTGAAGGTAGAGTTGACAGATACTTTAGAGGATTTGATGGAGCACAAACTACATTTGACCTTACCGTCAGCAATGGTGAAGCATACTTCCCAGACCCTGCAGGACACTTACTTGTATTTGTTAATGGTATCTTACAACCCCCAGGTGGTAATGCAAGTTATGTTGCATTCTCTGATAAGATTCAATTTAATGAAGCACCTGACATCGGTAGTGAATTTATTGGATACTATGTTGGTAAACTAAGACAGTTAGATGACATATCATTTGAGTTTGATTCATTAAGGTCTTCATTCAACCTCAAGCGTGGTGGACTATTCTACTCATTGACATTGACTGAGGGTGTTTCTTCTAACACTATACTTCCAGAAAACAATATTATTGTTTCACTGAATGGTATCGTCCAAGAGCCAGGAACAGCATATGAATTGGTTGGTAGTAGAATAATCTTTGCTGAGACTCCTCGTGCAGGAAGCACATTTGTTGGATTCTCATACATTGGTAGTGACGCTGACGTTATTGCAGCAACAGTTGTCCCACCAATAGAATCTGGTGATAACCTCCTAATTGAGGGTGAAGAATTTGCAAGAGAAGTTGCTCTAATTGAGTCTTCCAACTCCTTGATTACATTTGAATACACAGGGTCAGTTAAAGGTAGAAATGCAGCTGCACTTGCTACTGTTACAAGTGGTCAAGTTACTAACGCAATACTTACCAACCCTGGTGATGGTTACACATCACGTCCTAACGTCGACGTTATATCATCTTCTGGTTTTGATGCAAACATCAAGGCATTGACTGGTATCACAAGAATTGATGTTAAGACATCAGGTGTCGGATATGCTATGCCTTCAGTTTTAGTTGAGACAGAAGTCCCAGATGATTTTGTAGAACCTACAGGCACACCTGTCAATGGTGGATTTGACGTCCTCGCGGGTGAGGGTAGTGAATACACTGGTGGCACTACAATCACTGCAGGAACAATCGCTATCACTCAAGACCCAGTTAACGTAACTGTCAACCAAGGTCAGACTGCATCATTCACAGTTGTTTCTACTGTAACTAATACTTCTACCATGAATTATCAGTGGCAGAAGAAGGAGTATGGCACACAAACTTGGAGTAACATTATTGGTGCTAACCAAGCAACATTCAACTCAAATAACACAACACAAGCTGATGATAGTGATGAGTATCGCGTAGCAATAACTGCTGCGGGTGCAACTCCTGTTTACTCACTATCTGCTATATTATCTGTCCAAACAGGTGCAACAGTAATCAGTAACTTTACACCTGACCAAATCTTCGATGACATCTAAATAATCTTATGGCAGCAACCGCAACATTTAATAACGCAACGAAGATTATCACAGTAGCATCTGATGGTCTTCCAAGACCTGTATTATACGGGACGTTTCCTAATGAAAATAATCCAAACACAGTAACAGAGCAGGACTTCGACCATGACTTCTTATTCCGTGGAGGAACATTTGGTGTTTCTCGAGTTTTTGATAATAATAACTACACCCATGATGGCTTTATTAGGTCAATAACATTATCTGTTAATGATATTGCATTATTCACAGGAGTTAATGCGAATATTAAAGTAAATGACAGAATATTATTTGTGTTTAATGATTATAAGATGACGTTTATATTCAGAGGTACAACATTTACATCTATTGCAGGAGAATGTTGGTTAGCAGCAGATGATAGAATAGATTTGATTGTAAGTGACCAAGCATTAACTCCCACAACAGGAACATATGAATACTATGACCAAAGAAATGGTAGATTTCCTACACCACTAGGCACTATTGGAGTTGCTGCAAATGGTGTGGCATTATTTAATCCTAGTGCAGGAGCGGGTGGTAACCCACCAACAGGTTTTAGTTGGAATGCTCATTTCCCTAATCTACCTGTTAACTTTGGTGGTGATTCATGTGGTGGACATCCAGAGCAGTCTGGTCAATATCATTATCATGATACACATTTCTTAGATTGTTGGAGAGCGGGGTCTGCAATAGCATCATACAATGATTACTATGGGTCTACTCAGTATAATGGTGACAATATCAGACATCCTGATGGTCATTCTAAAATTGTAGGTATAGCATTTGATGGATTCCCTATTTACGGACCTTTTGCTTATACAAATGCTTGGGATAGTCTTTCTGGCACTAGCACTATGCAGAGCTCATATTCTGCTAGAGATACCGAAGTAGCAGGAAGACCTGATTATGGTAGCACTGCTGAGAATCCCCCAGCTGGTGCATTAGTTGAAGACTGGGAATATGTGGAAGGTACTGGTGACCTTGATTATCATAATGGTAGATTCTGTGTAACACCAGAATATCCCAATGGCACATATGCTTACTTCTTGTCTGTTGATGACCAGAGTGAAGCAGAGTTTCCTTATATGATTGGATTAACAACAAGGGAAACAATAGATACCACATTCACAGTAACACCTGTCCAACAGGATCAGGGAGGCGGTGATGATGGTGGAGATGCACCTACACCTCCAACACTGCAATTTACATTGCAACCACAGAATGCAACAGTCAATGCGGGTGAAACTGCAACATTCACAGTCAATGCACTTATCATACCAGAAAACGGACCTATCTCATATCAGTGGTATAGGTCAACTGATGGAGGATTTGCATTCGCTGCAGTCACAGGTGCAACAGCAGCATCTTATAGTGTAACTGCATTGGCATATATGACAGGATATAAGTATCGATGCAGAATTATTGGACCTGTCCCAGCTAATAATGCCCAAAACTCACCACTTGATTCTAACGCAGCAAATCTGACTGTTAGTGGCTCAGGAGGCAGTGGTGATACTGCTAATAGATTCGATTCTACATCAAGTAATTTCGATTCTACTGCACAGTCCTTCGATGGCACATAAATAAACTTGTAGATTCTACGAAAAATGGCAAAGCAAAATCTTAACATAGGCTCTTCAGCGAATGATGGCACAGGTGACAGCCTGCGAGATGGAGCTATAAAATTAAATTCCGTCATCGATGAGTTATATACCAATCTTGGTAATGACACTAACTTACAGATAAACGTCGGGTCTCCCAGTACTGGACAATTCCTAAAATGGAATGGGTCTCAGTTTGCTGAGGGGTCATTGGATACATTAACAGCAGACCTTGATGTAGGTACTTCAAAAATCATATCATCTTCTAATGGTGATATAACTTTAATGCCGAATGGGACAGGAGATGTTAAATTCTGGGCTGGTGGCACAGGTGCTGCATTAACATATATTGATGGTGCTGATGGTAAATTAAAATATAGCAATCATTTTGATACAGCAGGAGATTTACCTGAGAACGTTGCACATCATGGTATGTTTGCATATGTTTCTGGCGATACTAAAGCAAGATTCGCAACAGCAGCTGGATGGATTAATATTATAAGTGAGAGTAGCAGTATAGGTTTACTTAGCGATGTAGACATGACTGTAGGTGGTGGTGCATCTGATGGTCAAGTATTGAAATGGGATGGCACTAACAACTACTGGTATCCTGCTAATGACGAAACTGGTGGCGGTGGTGGTGGAGGAACTACACAGAATTTATTTGAAACTGTAAACGCAGATAGTGGCTCAACCGTAGCATCTGCTGCAACTGATACTTTAACTATTGCGGGTGGTGCAAACATCTCTACTTCAATAGCTGGTGACACAGTTACCATTGCTATGACAGGGACTTTAGGTGCTCCTGACCAAAACGTGTTTACTGTCATCGGAACAGATAATAATAGTAAGACTGCAAGTAGTGCAACTACTACACTTAATTTTGTAGGTGGCACAGGTATATCAACAGATGTTGCAGGAGATAACCTAACAATTACAAACGATTCACCTAACGTAGTACAAAACGTATTACAAAGTTTAGCTGGTGATAGTGGGTCATACACTGCAAATGCCAGTGATAGCACTGTTACTATAGCTGGTGGAAATGGTATTACAACTGCTCTATCTTCTACTACATTGACAATA